GGCACGTATCCGTAGGTTTCATGAACTGAGTAACGTAGTTCTTGCGAACTGAGTCTGGTCAACTAGAGCTGTTTTTCAAGCTCCCGTCATAGCTCGTTAGAGCTTGACGGTGAGTTGTTGACACACACTGACTTCCTGTGCTGAGACCTGCTCCTGCTCTCGAAGAAATACCCGCTTCTTATATTTGAAGCGATTACAAGGGCAGGGATCCCCCGCTATTTTAACCCCATCACTCCAGGACTCGACCGTCTGCTGCTTGATCGCTCTCTGATAGTTGATTCCCCCAAAAGCAATCCGAGGGCTACCCAATCCACTCAGCTGAGTCGCATCTGTACCCTCTAAGAAGAGAGTCCAAAAAGTAGTTTCTTTTTGGCGAAGCACCCCATCTTCAGTAGAGGGGAATGTTCCGGGAATCGACTCTAAATATTCCTCTAAAGTTTTTTCAGCTTTGTCGATCATCGTGCGATCGCCAGGGAAACCGGTAGTTAGAACAAGCCCTAAAAGCTTACTAGTCTCGACGTACCGGGCACGGAGTCTCCCCTGAGAATCGTAGCCCTTCCACTCTGTAGTAATCTCTGTAATGATGCATCCCGTCTCCCCAGGATACCGATCTGGAAATGCGGCACCCAAGGCTTGTTCTACTGTTATTCTCCGTTTCTGAACTGCACTGACGTTTGATTTGGGTGCGATTGGCATCCCTTCGGAGGATGAGCCAGGACTGAATCCCGCCTCTTGTTGTTTTAAAACAGTCTCTCTGCGCTGGAGAGCTAACACAGTCCTCCCTCCTGCCCCAGAAATTACCCCGAAAGTCTCCGACACTTCAGAGTCAGTGGTGATACAGGAGGCATACTTCTCGCAAGTCCCAGAGACTTGAATTTTGTCTGGGGGAATCTTCAATCCTCTAGCCCGACTAAAAGTCTCTAGTTCTGTCCTTGACCTAACAAAGAGTGGCGATGAACCAAATAGGGGGTACCGTACAGCTGTAACCACCTCTTGTGGTGTCACCGACAACCAATACCCCCGCTCTCCGAGATACCCCTGTATCCAAGATACCCAGCTCCCGCTAGGTTTATTCGGTGGTACAGGGATCTCGTCGGGAACTGCGATCGCACAATTGGGAAATCCAGCCAATGAAAGGGCTTGATTGCAGAGGGCGGATAGGCTGACCCCTTGACATGGGGGGAAACCTAACCCCTTATAGTCCTTGGCTGGGACTTCATCAGCCAGTAAAGAAAGGATGTCCCCTACCTGGGCCGTTCCGGTACGGGTGTCTTCATCGTAGTAATATTCCAAGATCCTCAACGTAGCGAAGAGAATTCCTCCGAAAGATATCCTTATTTGCGCTCCCCTAGCCCATCGGCTGGGATTTTCCAGATCATTCAAATTCTCTGGCAGCCACGATGGATTAACGGGAGACTTGAATTCAATTGTTCCAGTCCAACTATAAGGGGTTGAAACATCCACTATTGGGCGCTGGATTGACAAAGACGATATACATTTGGAGAAATCCACCCCACCTATTAGGAGCCAATATAATGGTGGGGTGAAATTAAGCATGATCAAACAGGAATCGATATTTTAATTTTAAAATATTTCTTTCGCATCAAATTTCAACAGGAACATATCTTTTGCAATTTGCTGAAAATGATTCTCCGGAATCCGAACAAAAACTGGGCAGGAAATAAAAGAAATGCTTCCCCAGCTAGTAGCACGGGATCTAATAATAGTTCGATTCGCTCTCCCCGCTTCAGTGGGGGAAACGCTAAATCGCTCATCCAGCAGAGTAATATTTCCGTTTAATTGACTGAGAAAAAGGGATTGCTGTCTTGCCCTCATTTCCTCAAATAGAGTCAGCTCATCCCAACTTACAACTAACTGGAAAGACCATTGAAAGAATTGAATTCCACCACCCAAAAGGGTATCAACTCCAGTAACTAACCTTTCGCCCAGTCGGATCGCCTCAACTGAACTTCTTATACAAAAGTCCTCAGCCTCCCCAGGCATTTTGGAAAGAACAAGTCCTGGTAATTCAGGTAGTAGTAGCGAAACTTGTCCTTCAGCCATTTTCTAGCTTTTTAATCAAAAATATATCCCGCTTGTGAAGGCATTCTGCTTCTAGCAGATTCGCCCCACATCCTGGGCATTTATCGATTGAGGATCCCTCACCCAGACTCTCAAAAGAGCCAGAAAGCCCACAAGAAATGCAGGATAATTGCCACTCACGCCTTATTGAAGTTATAAAATCTTCCATATTCATTCTCAGTTTGGGATGTCTGCAAATGCAGACAAGTCTTTTTTAGCCTGCTCCTGCCATTTCCTCTTCAGGGCTTCTCCCTGTGCTTTTGGATCAGCTTTCATTTGGGCTTCCTCCACTTGCTTGGATCGAGCTTCGATGATATCTATTAATTCCTCTGCCGGTATTTGAGAGGCAATGTCGAATGCTTTTTGGAGATCTTCTAGATTCCCCCATAAAGCAGCAAGTAGTTCTGCGTAGGTCGCTCCCTTTTCTTTATCTATCGAGCGTTTCGATGACGGAAAGTTAAGTTGGACTAATAGCCCTTCCGCTTCGCCATCTGACAATAAAAGCTGAGACATCATATTCAAGTCAAGCCAGTCTGGTTGGATGTTGCAGAGTTCCAAACAGCGGTTACACAAATGGCGAAAATGTGAATTTTGGTCGTACAGCTGTTGAATTGTTTCTGAGTCACTGGCTTGAAGCAAGATTTCATAAAGCTGATTCAGCCTAGCTCCGAATTCCTCTCTGTCGCATAAGGAGCATCCCCGAATCAATCGGAAAGTTCCCTTAATGTCCTGAAATTCCAAAGCAGAAAAACCAACCGATTTAATATGCATTACTGCAAAAGGAAGAATTGATGGGGAACTCTTTTGCCTGCTGGGGTGGCACAAGCAAACTCCATTTGAAATTCCGGGACATCCCCCGTTTTCATACTAGGGGCTTTGATCCGATTTATTTGGGGAATGTAAATGAATATCCCTTGTGGGAATTCCGGCCCGTATCCCCTCCCAATAAAGGACAAAGATCCAAAATTTGTCGCTTCCGACTCATAGCCAATTGAAGGTAGGGAGGAATATGTTTTATTGATCAAATAACTAAAAGGCGCTCCAGCATCAGAGCTGTGAAATATGAGCTTTTTCGCTGTGGCATCTACAGCAAACTCCCCCATAGAGGGAGTAGTACTTGAGGCTAGTTTTCGATACCCAGCTTCTCCCCACGCTCCCCTTTTTGTAACGTAACCCATGATGCTTCCAGCATTGGTAGAGGCAATGCTGGAATCTGCCACTTCAAAAGGAGAAACTGTAGGGATTGTAGAATCCTTCAGGATTGGGAGGGATACATTTGACGATTGTTGGGGAATTTCGTTGTAGGCAAACCCCAGATGCATCCAATCGAGGTATTGGAAACTTAAAGGCAATGTATATGTCTCTTCCCCGATGCCGGACGAGACTATCATTTTCTTGCCCCCGATCCAAGCCTTTGCCTCCTTGACTTGACTCTCCAAATTATATTCAAAATTAAAAAATAATCCTGGGAAAAAGAAGTTCTGCCCTAGTGTAGAGGCGGTCAAATCTCTCGTTACAACAGCCAGTCTTCCGACACCTGACAACATATTTTTCTCCTGACTTCAAGTTTTTAAATATTTGAGGTTTACGCAAAATAGCATCGAATAATACCAAATTCCGTCAGCGACATCTATAAATCCTCCTTTGGATTTATAAATGGGCTGAGACTGATATCCTACAGGTCTTAATCCAGTAAGCAAATCCTGGATTCTAGTCATTACTGGATATGCCCCAGTATGACTTCGCAGGCTTTTTAGTTGCAATGAAACCTCATATTCAATTATTTGGTTCTGAATAATTGCCTCACTATTTAAGGGTGAGGTTGGAGGATCTAAGGAATCCCCTTTATATCCGATCAGTATCAGCCCTTTTGATTTTGGCTTGCCAAGGCTTTGGGCACTGTCTGGAAAAGCAGATACCTGTAGATCAAACTCCTCCGTGAGAGGATTTAGAGCATTGAGTATTGCCGATTCAATTTCGGCGATCATAGATAATCTCCCAATGATTGCTCAGTGAAGATTCTATCATTTGCAAAAAATTGAGGGCCACCAATATTTGTGATTGGGTGGTCAGAGACAAGAGAGATTAACCCCTTAAAGATATCCTTCAAGAATGCCATTGCATCTTCATATCGCTGTCGTACATCTTCCCGTTTTTGGTATCTATCTAGCCAATATCTGGCTAGATCACATCCAACCCTCGTTAAGCTTTTCGGTGGTTGTTCTAGGGGAAGGGTATATCGATTCCTTAAGAATGAATCGATTGTTGAATTAGCGTCTTCTAATGCCCTATTTAGATTTATTTGGTTGATCTGAACGGCAGAAGGATCATCCAAATTTGTCAGTTCAAGAAGCTCCTGATTTCCGAAGGCATCGATCATGTCCTGTTGAGTAACATACATTGTCAGACAAGGGGAATAGATTAACTTGAAACTCTTTCGCTACATAAATATCGTCCTTTCATTCCTTCACAGGGTTTAAGCAGGATTTTGGATTAGGAACCCGCTAAGGATTCCTGACATTACTGGGCAGCGTTCATATCCGACACCGTAAATCCAACTTTTCGGGTTTTCATCGTAGTATGGTGTCTCCACCAGGGGGTGGCCTTCAAGACAATATGTATAACCAAACGATGGTTCCTCCATCGTTGTTGGAATACTTGGAACATACGCCAAAATTGCGTTGTTTCCCCAAACGTCACTCATCCCACTGGGACCACTGGTAACTGCCTTCCCGACCACTACTTTATCTAAGTCCCAGAGCGAGGCTAGTATCTCTGGAGTGATTGAGTCTTTGGAAGTGTATTTAGTGCGATCCAGTACGCCACTATTATTCCTTCCAGCTTTAAAGGCAACTGCTGATAAAAGGAGAGTGTTTGGGTAACTCCCCACCTGCAACCGGACTGCCTCCTTGTAAGTATCTATTTGCTGCGAAATATTAGCGCTAGGGTCAGTCCATTTACTAGTTCCTGTTAATGAAATCTTATTCGTTGACGGATACTGCGATGCATCTAAAGCCAGTGCTGCCTGCTCTCTCTCTAGCCCCAGAGAGACAACCTTCATTGCTCGATTCACTGCCCTTGATGCCAGATCAATACCTGGTACCGACGCATCCCTCAAGTATTCGCGCGGGACGGGGACTTCAACCGCATCATTAAACAAAGCGAAAGGCTTGCCTAAATATCCAAAACTTATTCTCTTGGTATTTGCACCCGGCGATCGCCTGATATTGTAAATCTGGAAATCTTCCTTTCCGAACTCCAGTATCTGGCCTCCACTCGTGGTTACTCCAACTCTGGGGAAAATTGTCATTCCCACGAATTCAGGCTGGACGTACCCTTGGGCAACAGTTGTTAGAACTGGATCTATTACCCGGACTTGTTTGGGGTTCAGGTTGGTTGTCATTAGCTTGAAACATTAGCTTGGAATCAACAATACTTCTATGATTTGCCCCGCAACTCCCGCCTCAAGCGCGTGAGCAACGGCTGTCCCACTAGCGTAGGGATCTCCCCGCCCATCAGCAGCGGCCGAGATATAGTCCCCATAAGCCACTGTCCCAGTGATTTCGAGTTGAGCGGTCCCCAGAACGTCGATACTCAGGAATTCCCCGGTTGCTGCTGCATATCTGGCGACTCCACAAATTTTCCCCCCAGCTGTCGGATAAGTACCTCCCCAGCTGACAAATCGGTGTGCAGCAATAGCCCCGCTAGCCTTTGCTGTAATCGTTAATAGAGAAAGATTTTGGCTCATTTATTTCCTGCGCCTAGAGAAACAGCCTTAACTGCCGACAAATAATCACCTCCATGAGACTTCTGGAAAATAAGAGCTTTGTTATGAATTTCCAGAGCCTCCCCATCAATGGAATATCCAGCAGGAGCCGCAAAGTCAATGTTTTGATTTTGTAAACTGTTGTCCCTCGCAACTTCGGCAAATTCAACCTGTTTGGGGGTATTAGATAGCATCTCCTTGAGGAAATCCAGGGGAGATTTCCCTTCACATTCAGAGAATTCAATGTCCCTAGAGGAAAGATTAGAAAGAAGGCTTATAAGCCCATTTTTCTGATTAGGCAAAATCCTCCCTTCCCTGATCAATGGATCTAAGAATTCAGAAAATCCAAGGGATAATTCTTTTTGCCTAATAGCGGCTTCCCTCCGCTCTAATTCAGCAAGCCGATCATCAACATTCACTTCAACAAATTCTAAATATTCTTCAGATTCTTCAAACTCAGCTGACTTCAACCCCTTCACTGCCGGGGGTTGCGCTCCGAGGAACCCGACATGGCGCAAATAATAAGTCCCTGGGCAGGGGTTTGCAGGACTGGAGGGGGCATAAAAGGATGCTGAGATTTTCTTGAATTTCCCCGCAGTAACCAGATCCTTGAAATCCGGATCTATTTGGGTCGGCGTTGCGTGGAGGATTCCCCCACGAACGTCCAACTCCTGAACCCATCCATAGGCAGGAGAGTTTGTGGATGGATGACCGACTACTAGAGGAGCTTCGTGTTTTTGTGGATCATAATTCTTGGCAGTTTTGAGTAAGTCCGACTCCCTAAAGGAGAGAGTCTCACCATTCATTGCTGTGTGATTTCCAGCCCGGAATATCTCCATTTAGTAGTGGTATTCCAATCAATAAATCCATTAAGCCCTTTAAATAACTTAGGCTCAAGACTGAAGAAATTCCTAAGATAGGAAATCTCCGATGATCGCCGAAATCTCTGCTCTATCCGCCTCGGAAACGCCGAGGAAGGGACGCGGAGGCAAACCTGGATGATTGACCTTTCTCACTGGATGTCTCGCCCCTTTCCAGTACAAAGCCTTTTTCTTCTGGGGGAGAATCACATAGGGTTTTGTCCCAAGCTGATGAAATTGCGCGTATTTGACGTTGGCTCCCACAACAACTTTGTTGGCAATAACCTGATAGACAATAGAACCTCTCAACCGCCCCGTTTCAGTTAAGATCTTTGAATTTTTCTTCTGAGCCAATGTTGAGGCGCTCAGAGGGGCCCATGGCTGTCCTTCTGGAGTTTGTTGGGTCTGAAAGCGATCCTCTGTACTCCGCACCATATATTCTCCAATACTGGAGAATACTGAACGGAGATCGCCTAATCGATGAATGAGTTGGTCAATCGACGATTGAATTTCCTCATCGTCCACGTCAATCGAAATTGATACCATTTCTTACCTCCCTGCCTAGATCCGCTGGAAGCCTATCAATCGTTCTCGCTAAAATCTCCCGCCGTTGTTGGGGTAAAGAAGCCCCTGGGGCATACCCCCATCCTGGATCTACTCCATTGGGTAGTCGTTGCTCCCGCCCTTTGTTGTCAATCCAGTTATAGAAGCCGTCATCTGGGGCCTGATCTGGCGATCGCCCCATACGATCCAAATCCCTATTGGAAAGGGCAAAAACCCGGCATTTACAGCCAAAGCCACAGGGGGGGTAGTGAGATGCCCACCAAGGATCATCAGCTCTAAGGATCAATCCATCCCACTGTTGATGTAGTGGGCGTGGTTCAATACTCGCCGCCCCATGCCGCCATTCCCAGTAGGGGCGAGCAGACAAAACTTCTGGGGCTGTCATTTGGCGATATCTCCCAGCTGCATAAGCAACTTGTAGATTGGTTTGAAAGATGATTTTCGCCCGCCAATCTTTCCCTCCTTTTGGAGACCAGCCATTTCGCTCGGCAATCTGATTGAAATCTTGCCGGAATTCTTCTATTGAGGTGCCCTCCACCAATGCTTTCTCTACAGATTGTCGCAAACCCTCAAGTAATTCAGCCTTAAACACACCAGCCACAGAGAAAGCAAAGTCGTGCGATTCCTGCCAGATATCCTGCCAGGATTCTGAGGGGATATTCAGCTTCTGGTGAAAGAAAGCGATCGCTTCATCGAAGGGCAATTTGAGGGGAGAAATATTAGCCATTCTCCTCAAAAATCCCGTAGACTTCTTTTCGGATCTTCTCTAGCATTTGCACACCACTAACCGCCCCTGAGTCCTTCTCCAATAACTTTAGCGTTTCGTTCAGTTTCTTCAGCACCTCAGATCGAAACCGCTTTATGGTAACGGATGACCGATTCAAGTCAGAAATTGCCCTGACCAATGTAGGAAAGGATATCTTCTCAGAACCCTGGTCTGATATATCTAGGAGCGCCTGGAACGCCTTCTGTTGAGCTAGTCGGGTTAATGCGTCCCCCAATGAGTTTTCGTCGTCTCCAACTGTTTCTGCAATAGTTCTAGCTTGCTCGGTTGCAAGTTTCAAGCTCTGGATTTTTTCTTCAAAATGTTGCCCATAACGATGGAGCGAACTCTTACTAATCTCGAATCCCTTCTCCCCTAGCCAAGCGGATAGAGCCTGGTAATTCTGGAAGCCCTCCTCAATTAATCTTTTATCTAGGGCTGCCTTCAGTTCGGAGGGAAGCTCGTTGATCAATGGTCTTTTCGGCATTGAACTTGCTTAAGATTACCCAGATCTGCCTCTGGGTTAGGCTGAATCTTTTAGAAATTTGTTGAACCGTAAAGCCTGCTCTCCGGGCCTCAATAATCTTTTGGTTCCTATCCCTAAGAATTAGTTGTTTTGCCAGAGGAAGGGGTAATGTTTGTCCCCCATAAAATTGGCTTAAGAGGTTGGCCGCCTCTTCCCCGATCTGCCAAAGAGCGTGCCCATCAGATAATTTTTTTGGGATGTATAGTTGCCGACCTCCAAAAAGCTCAATCAAGAGCAAGGTGGAAGGGAAACCTATTAAGTAACAGATTTCCTGCAGACTTTTCGGTAACAAATCCACGATAATTCAAACATAACTACGGGAATGCCTTCATTGTATGGCAAGAAAGCATTCCCATAGTATATCCTCACGGAGTTTCAAAATACAGTCTGAAGGGTATCAATAGAGACCTCCCTCTGCTGATTAGTTCAAATCTTCGTGAGATACTAGGCCCTCAAGATCTTGGGCTATATCCCCACGTTTCCGCCCTTTGGACTGAATCCCTTTAGCCGAGGCCAGTTTTCGGATTTGCTGAATACTGAGTTCGTTAAGCTGTTTGCTATTCAGCCCATTGCCGTTCAATATCGGGGGTTGGGATCCAATATTGTTCTCTTTATTCCCATTCAAGTGCCCATTTAAGGCCAAGGATTCTGCAACCACTTCTACGTCGATCGCCACTCCCTCTGGGTCTGTACCAGGTTGAGGGTGAGGGTCAAGTACTGGATTGACATCGGCATCTGACGCGGATTCTGGTAGCTGAGCCACTGGTCGGACAAAGAGACTGTTGATTGTAGCTTTGTATCGCTCAATCTCTTCCGGACAAACCTCCAGAATCTCAAAAATGGCTTCAGAAATCAGGGATGCTGCAGACTCCATCTTGGATTCAACCGAGCCAACCCGCTGCAACTGAGCTTGAATCTGCCGCTGTTGTTCTTGAAGAGCTTCGATTTGAGATTGAATCTGGGCGTACTGAGACTGAAGTGAGGCGGTCAAATCTGCAAGTAACATAGTTCTGTTCCTTTTTGTGTGGCGAATGTCTGCAATTGCAGACAGGTTTAAAGAGGGAAAATAGCAGTTGTTGATGGGGCGCTGCCAGCCCCTCTACTTTTCCTACTTTTCCCTGAACCCTAAGAGACTAAGCGAAGTAGGGCTCAAGGACATCTATGAGCCGTTGTATTTGTGTTTTTGACAATTTGGAGATCTCTTTAGCCATTCTCTCTTTTGGGAAATTGGAAAAGGATAATAGGTCAATCGACTTTACAATTGGTTTCGCCAGAACTGTCCCCACAGTAGAGAAGCCACTTTCAAATTTCCAAAATTGCTTCGCTCCCGCGAAATGTAAAGCAACTACATCTTGCTTATGAAGGAAGCACAAACCCTGGAGCTTTTCTACCTTAAGAAGGTTTTGAAAAGCCGGGACTACCAAGAAGTCTTGGGCTAAAATAATAACCCCCTCCTGAAATCCCTCTGAGAGCGCACCGATAAAGGCTTTGAGTTTGAATTTCCCTGGTAGTGGGCAGAGACAGAATCTCTTTGGGAATTGCTGGGGAATCTCGGAAAATTCTTCAAATTCACTAAGTCCTAAAGAGATCCAAACAGCCTCATGAAGCTCATCTGTCAAGGAAGTGTGTCGTCGTTCAACCTCCAACTGCCCATATTCCTCTATTTGTCCTTGCTCCTCTAGCCCTGTAATACGGGGCTTTGCCCAATCAGGGGCGTCAGGAAGAATAGAGAATTCATGGTTCAGATAAAAGTCTATTCCCTGTTGAGTCTGAATTCCTTTTACAGTGACGGAACAAACTCGATATTGCTGTTTTTCTCCACCCCCACCAAGAGGATTTTCAACTTCAATCCACTGCCCAGGCAAAGGAAGAACAACCTCCTCTAAAAATTCTAGAGGAATTGTAACAGCCGAGTCTACTCTTCCATAAATTCGGCAGATCAGGCTACTGGAACTATTGGTTTTTATTTGAGCCGCTAAGACCTTGGTTCCAGGGCGGAGTTCATCTTGAGCCTCACCCCGGTAAGTAAAAAGTTTTGGCATCGGGTCTGCTATCACCTCCGCCTCTAATAACGGGGGTGGAGAAGATTTATATTTTGATGCGATCGCCGCAACTTGTGCGCTGGTCACCTTGCTTCCAGACAATGAGACTTCTCTCCATACCAATAAGCGCTCTGCCGGTGGCAATGCCACCAAAGGGCGGACCTGAGCTTCATTTAAAGGCAATGGCAGGAATTCACCCTCGTCGGAAGCCACCTTTTTCAATTCCTCGTAAATTTCTGCGGCAGCGATCAATTGGTAAGCCGTTTTTGGGGATATTTCCCATTTCTGAAAGCAGTATTCCTTGAAAGTAGAATATCCCTTTCGGTAAAGCCGTTTTTCATTAATCTCCTTCAATGCAGATCCTGTATTGAAGAAAAAAGAAACAATTCCATCTTCCAACCGCTTTTCCAGGGATTGCAGGTCTTTTTCTTCCGCTCTTGTTAGTGTCTTGTCTTTTTTGTCTCTCACTTTTTTAACCTTCCACAACTCTCAAACTAATGCTGTAACGTAAAGTTTTAACTGGGGGAATAGAATGGGGAACTTGGGCATCAAACTCCACTACATCGCCATCCCCAATGGACATCTTCAATCTCCCATAGCGGAATTCACACTTGGTTTCATTCCCAAAAAGATCAGCGTTTCTTTCGAGTAAGTTGATCAGCACCACCCTCCGAGCGAAGATTGGCTTATTAGAATGGGTTGAGATTCCCACCCCAGGATGGTATTTATAGAGCAAAATACTGTTAGATTCCGGATAATACCGATCTCTCAAGTCCTGTAGAATCGGCTCACCTTCAATAGTAGGAGCAGGGAAAATTAGAGAAGATTTCGGACTCAATACAACACTTTTCCCCCACCATTTCTCTTCCCTACTGGTTGGGCGACTATTGAATAATTCAATAGTCATTTTTTGCCCTTGTATCCACTTCCATAAATTGGAAGTATCAATTATTGTCTCTATCTCAGACCAGGCTGCAATTCCAAATTTCATATTTCTCTACACCTCAAGAAAGAGCTGAGCAAGTTTGCCCAGCTCCCGGTTAAAACTATTGATTGAGTTGGTAGTAACGAACTTTCGCTAATAAGGCCACTATCATTTGCCCATCAATTCTCGATATTGTCCCGTGGATCAAACCAGCCGCGATCAGCTCAATCTCTTGATCTGTCATGTTCGCTCGGTGAGCAAGAAACCATTCATCTTCGTGGGTTCGTATCTCCTCCTTTAAGGAGGTAATGGCCGCACTCAGGGACGCCGTAGTTATCAAACCCTCAGAATTGAGCGCTCTAACGGCTTGATTTAGCTGCTTGTTTCGCTGTTCCAACAGGTGGTTCATTCGTTTCAGTTTGCAGACCTCGAATTGGATTCGTAGCAATTCCCCAAATTGCCCTCCAATTACGCCAAAAATGCGCGTTAGCCTGAGAAATTTAACCACGCCTCTGTCCCTCCTTTTGCTCTTCAAATCTCATTTCCCATGAGGATAAACGTAGGCACAAGTTTTCATTAGCTTGTTTTAACATCAGCACCTTTCGATGCAGGATTTGGTTTTCCTTCCTGGCATATTCCAGAAGGGAATTGTGAACAATGGGGTCGGAATTGAGTCGATACTGAAGTACGAAATCTAACTGTCTTCTCAAGGACTTGTTCTCCTTGGTCATTTTCGACAGAAGTCTACTGCCATCCAGGTCACTCAATTTCTTATTCCAGTCAGCCTTCTCCTGCAATAACTGGTTGATCAGCCCTTGCAATTCCTTAATTTGCTGTTTTAAACTAGCGACCTGTGCTTTACTCTCCATGTTTCTTCACAGCTCCAATTACTGATAACTGAGCCAGCCGTGCAGACTGGCAAATCCTGCCTCGTTTTCCCGGTATTTCCGCCTTGGCATACCAGGTGCCGTCGTTCTTTCTAAAAAAGCTTCCAAGGAGCCTGGAACCAGCCCACATTCGGAATCGGGGAAGCCCCGAAATCTGCCCGACATCAATCTCAATTGGCTGTCCTTGCCAGGTAAGCTCCTCTAAATCCTTTTCCAAGTCCTTCTGGAAGTTGACCTCGTAATAGTCACAGACCATGGAAGACCACAGTTTGAAAATATGGGGGGGCAAAGCCAAGGGGGAAAGCCCCTTCCGCAAATATCCAGTGATATATTTTTTGGGGACCCAACTCCGGTAATTTGTACAGCCAACAAGTTCACCAAAGAATACAAAATCCGTGTTTTTGTGGGGAAAAACCATTTAGATCCTCCCTTTTGCTATTGCTAATTTTTGATATTGCGGAAGGCTAAGAGCCTCCCACCCTTGAGCCTTGGATTCAGACTCAAGAGCCTCCAAACAGTTCAAGAAATCTCCGATAAAGGGAAACTTTTGATGAACTGCCAGCAAAACATCAGGAGCAATTCCCACTTCGCACAAGTCGGTAGCCAAAGAAGTGGCATCATCCAATGTCAGCTTCACGAAATAAACTCGTTCGACAATTCTCCGGTCTAGATGCTTATAACGGGCAATGTGAAGCTCCAGCTCTGGAAGTCCAATCAAAATCAGAGGTACAATCGATAAATCATGGATGATTCTCAACGACTCAATCATTGAGATGTGTCGTCTGGAGCGGAACAGGAAATCTGCCTCATCAACAAAAACTGCCTTTCTGGCTGACCCTAACCGTTCGGTTAGAGCAGTTTCCATTTGGGTGGTTCTCGTGCGCGGGGCAATTCCAGCCTCTAGGCAGAGCTTGTTCATCAGGGAACTGGGAGTTTCGTTGGCAGAAATTGTGATGAATATCTGCTCTTTAGCTTTGGCGAGATTGGCACATTCGGTAGTTTTTGCCGTGCCACTCTCGCCAATAACCACCATCATTCTTTCCGGAAGTCTTAAGGACCGACCAACTAACTTGTTGTAGCCTGCTAGTAGTTTCCGCCCATTGTCGATTTTGGTTTTTCGATTTTTCATGGTTTTATAAAGTTGTTGTTACTAGCCGTGTAGGAGACTACACGGTTTTTCTATCCCCTTCATCCAACCCCCACTCGTGCTGGAGTAACTCTTCGTATAAGTTTTCGTTGATGATCGTCTGCCGGTAGAGGTTCACAAGTAACTCCTGCGCTTGTTCACGACTCATCTTTGAGACCTGTATCTCAAAGGCTCGAATTTGGAATTGCTCCTCAGCTGAAAATTTATGTTCACTCATTTGTCTTTCGTTCATTGTTGTTACTAGCCGATAGGCATTTTTGCCTCTGTTGTTGACTGGTGCAAAGCATCCAGTCGTTGCAAAACGGACTCCTCGTCAATTTCGAGGAATTCCAGCAGTGCAATTCCTTGTGGAAGCCCCATG